ACACACACACACACACACACACACACCTGTGTGTGTGTGTTAGCATTTAATGGAACGCGCGCACGTGTGAGAGGGGCACGAGGGAGTGAGGGTAGGGGTATTTTCCGGATGAACCTATAAGTACACGTAACCCGCATATTGGTTTTCAACTTTACAGTATTGTACTTCTTTACTATAGTTAAATAGTATTAGCGTTAAATAGTACCGCGTTAAACAGTATTTGTGTTACAGTGTTATGGTTTCACTTTTACACTAAGATTCTGCTTAAAGTTCTTTATACACTTAATTCTAGATAGTTTAAGCTATTCAAATTTTAGTTTTATAGGTTTCCCTATATATTAGTATGACCTATTTTTTCTACCAAAATTTTGAGCTAATAACTAGTACGAAATATGTATAGTGTATAAGTGTACTTTTTGGAAGGATCATATTATAATGGTGATAATGGATAATATTTTTAACTGGGAGAGCCCTGTGGTAGACATAGAAGAGATACGATTCAGATACGAGGTTGTTGGTGAATCAGTTCCCGAGATTTGCCGAGATCTTGGTATATTTGTTCGGGATCTTGAGGCCCTGGTTAAACAAGAATCTTGGGTTCAGGTCCTCTTACCTGGCCAAGAGGCCTCTGAAGAAGAAGTCAACGCTTACTATAAACGTGGTAGGATGCGCCTCACCACGCTAATGACACGACGGGCAATCAAGCAATTCTCTAAACTGATGAGCATTGAGGATTCTGTCGTGACAGCCATTGACGATACTTTAAAGGTATACGATTCTGGGCGAGACGGAGCGTCTCAAGACCTGGCGCGCATTGTCACGGCTTATTCAAAGTTACTAGACAAACAGGCGCTACTCCACGAGGCTATAGCTACGCCAGCCTTGGCTGACAAGAAGATCGAGGCTTTACTCAAATCATCTGGTCTTGCTCAAGTGTTAGACCAGCTTGACGGTCGCGGGCGATCTCTACCTGCGGATGACCCGGATGACCTGTAGCACCTATTACACTGTTCTCCCAGCGCACGCCGGTCCTCCTTCCCTGTGCGTATCCGCTCGACCAGGAACCTGACTCCCTCCTGGTCGAGCCTCATAACCTAACCAACAACAAGGACTTACCATGTCACCTGACCTATTAGTTTTATGCTTCGCGATTGCCTCTGAGGTGGTTGGCATGTTACCCATCAAGAGCAACTCTGTTACTCAGTTAGTTGTCAACTCAGCCCTCTCCCTGGCCAAGACTCTCCTTGGTCAATACCAAAGCAAACACAAATAATGCAGAGACTCCAAAGTAGGTGGTGGCGGTTGAATAACCTCTACTACATTGTCGACAAACATGGTAAGCGCGTTCAGTTCAAACCGAATTGGGCACAGCTAGCCTTGCTTGAGGGCATGTGGTATTGCAATATTCTGCTGAAAGCTCGGCAGTTGGGCATGACCACCTTCTTGTGTATCTTCTTTTTAGACACCGCGATGTTCAACAGCAATACCAACTGTGGAATTATCGCACACAACAAAGAGGACGCAGAAAAGTTTTTCCGTAATAAGATAAAGTATGCGTACGATCAGCTTCCTGAGGCTATACGTATGGCCCGCCCTGCCGATACAAGCACTGCAAAAGAGTTGAAATTTGATAACAACTCCTCTATTTCAGTTGGCACATCAATGCGTTCAACTACTTTGCAGTATTTGCATATCTCAGAACACGGCAAGATCTGTGCACGGTTCCCTGAGAAGGCGAAAGAGATTAGAACAGGCGCTCTTAATACAGTAGAACAAGGCAACTATGTCTTTATAGAATCAACAGCGGAAGGCCGAACAGGCGACTTCTATAAGTTTTCTATCCTGGCCATGGCGAAGCAGAGAGCTAAAGAGACCTTGACGCCTCTTGATTATAAGTTCTTTTTCTTTCCCTGGCATAGACACCCTGAGTACCAGATGACTGACAATGTAAATCATCCACAGGAATTGCTTGAGTACTACGACGAGATTGAGCAAAACTTTGGGATCATCTTGTCTATTGAGCAGAAAAACTGGTACACTAAAAAGTACGAGACACAACAAGATGAGATGAAGCGAGAGTTTCCATCTACTCCTGAGGAAGCCTTCGAGGCGGCGTTGATAGGTTCGTACTATGCTAAACAACTTGCACGTGCACGTCTTGACAAACGTGCAGGCTGCAGTGTACCACATGACGAAGCTGCTCTTGTGCATACCTGTTGGGATCTTGGTATATCAGATGAAATGACGATTTGGTTTTTTCAGTTAGTAGGCCAAGAGATTCACTGGATAGATTACTACGAAAATTCAGAAGAAGGTTTTCCACATTACAAGGCTATGCTTGAGGCCAAGAGAGAGCGCTTTGGGTATACCTATGGTCAGCATTTTGCGCCCCACGATATTGGCGCACGCGAGCTCTCATCTGGCCGAACCCGCCAGGAGATGGCAGCTAAACTTGGTCTATACTTTATTCAGCTTCCTCGGTTAGACATTATGACAGGAATCAATATTGTCCGGTCAGGTTTCAACCGTTGTTACTTTGATTTAAAATGTGAGAAAGGTCTTATGCACCTTGGCAATTATGTGAAAGCTTGGAATGCTAAGATGGACTGCTTTAGTGATAGCCCATTACATAACGAGCATGAACACGGAGCATCTTCTTATAGGTATGGTATGCAAGCTATAATCAAAGGTCTGGTGTCGAATGAGCAAGGTTATGGTCACCAAAATGCGAGAGAGCAGATCCTTAATAAACGGGCACGTGTGAGTGTATGACTTTAATAGATTTGACGAGACTTGAGTCCAGTCGCCATGGTGTTGTGGGTGCTCTACTGATAGACGGTCAATTTGTTTGTCTAACACTCGAAAGGCCTTGGCGAGAAAACCAGAAAAATGTATCTTGTATCCCCACTGGCCAGTACAATGTTGTTAAGTATGCGTCGTCAAAGTTTAAAGATTCGTACTTAGTTGAAGACGTTAAAGATAGATCTGGCATTCTATTTCATAAAGGGAACACTATAACAGACACTGAAGGTTGCATTCTTCTTGGTCAAATAGTCACACGAAATTCACATGCAATAACGTTAGAGCGGTCGACACAAGCTTTTGAGCAATTTAAAAAATTACTTCAAAAGTCTACAGAGATAAAATTGTATATACGATAAGTGAGACTATGAATTATCTCGCACGGCTGTTCGACACAGTTACTACAGAGGATATTCTTCACTGCTTTGGGACTGGTGTGTGTTTAGTAATTTCTAAATCAGTACCAGTGTTAGCAATCGTTGCGCTCATATACCAGATACGAATACACCGCGCACGAGCTTTACGAGCAGAATTGCAATTAAAAAAGGAATGCATGAATGGCGAATGATAATGCAGAAAAATTAAAAGGTTTTCCGCCAAAAGAAACAGAGGCTATGACCTGGGATGAGGTGGAAACGGTCGTAGGAACTGAGGCAGACGCTGCAATTCGTTATTGTCGTGATATCCTCTCCCCTGGCCGAATTGAAAAGTGGGACCGCTATTACGGGCGCCCTCTAGGCAATGAAATTAAAGGCCGGTCGCAGTACATGTCTCGAGATCTTTTAGAGACAATCGAATGGATTATGCCAACCCTTATTAAAACCTTGGCCAGTGGTGATTCTAAAATCAAGTTAGAGATTGAAGGACAGCCTGTCTGGGTAGGTGAAGCTTTAATGCGTAAGATCTATGAAGATCTAAGTGCTGATGCTCAAGGGTCGATGTTCAATGTCTTCTACCAATGGTTTAAAGATTCGCTGGTGTCAGGTTCTTCGTATGCTAAACTGTTCTGGGAAGTAGAGTACGAGGAGAAAGACGAAAATATTCCCTCTGTTTCTATGGAGCAATTTGGCCAGTTAGAAGCAAATGAAGATATTAATATAAACAAAGCTTCTTATGTACCTGGCGGTTATGAAGATGTGCATATCACGATTCGCCAGTTACGACGTGACCAGTTAGTTACAGAGAATATTCCTACATGGGAGTTTGTCACAAGCAAGCGCACACGTAATATAAATGATGAACACGCTAAAGGGCATGTCACATATGTGACAATGGATTACCTTAAGCGTATTAATAAAGCCATGACGGAGCGGGATGACGAACCTTACTTTGTAGGCCTTGATGAAGTCGAGCACATGGCCAGTATGAAGTCAGGTGAGCATGAAGGAACAATCAATTCTTTAAACTCTGAGAAGCAAAGTTACATGGAGTTTGAGGCTTACGGAGACCAGTATGAAGACGGTGAAAAGGCAGTAGGCCTTAAGTCAAGAGTCCAGTTAGAAGAGTGGTATACTCGCTTAGATATCCAAGGATCTGGGTACCTACGGGATGTTATATGTTGGAGAGCTAATGGTAAGTTAATACGCTGGGAAGACAATGATGATGGCTTTGTTCCAATTGCTACACTTTCTCCTATTATTGATTGTTATAAGTTTAATGGTATGTCCTACGCAGATCTGGTAATAGAACTTCAGACCTTGAAAACTGTGCTATTTCGGCGTGTTTTAGATAACTTCGATTGGCAGAATCTTGGTAGGTGGTTCACTACTCCGGGTGCAAAAGTAGACATCAAAGCACTGCTTGATGGGGTCCCAGGAGACTGTGTAGAAGTTGATCCAAACAGTATCCGTAATGAGACACCGACGCCTTTTCACCCACAGAATCTTGCGCTATTTGATTATATTGATGGCGTTAAAGAGCAGCGCACAGGATCAACAAAGTATACACAAGGAACGGATTCAGGTACCTTAAACAAGACAGCACAAGGTATCCAAATGATTCAGTCTGCTGCAATGCAGCGTATTGAATTGATAGCGCGTATCTTCGCAGAAGGCCTTAAGGATTATTATCAAAAGGCTGCGATGCTATACCAAAGAAATCTTCGTAAGCCCTTCCTGGCCATGGTTAATGGTGAGCCTACAGAAGTAACACCTGATATGCTTCAAGGTCGTGTGTTAGCCCGAGTTGCTATGGGTGTAGAAGCTCAGATCGGAATGGCAGAAACACAGCGTTTAGAGCGTATGGCTGGTACACTTCAGGGCTTTGATAAGATGGCCCCAGGTCTTTTTGGTCCTGAACAAATTCACAAACTTGCAGCTAAGTATGTGAATGCTATGGGCTACATTGCAACAGAAGAATTCATATCACCTCTTAAAGCACATCTTGGTAAGAACCAGCAGATGCAGCAACAGCAGCAGCAGATGCAGCAACAAATGCTTCAGATGCAGCAGCAGGTTCAGCAGGCAGAGTTTAAGCTTGAGCAGATGCGGGTAAACCTAGAAGCTAGCAAGATTAAAGGTGATCATCAGGTAGACGTTGCCACGATAGAAGCGGCAAGGTCGAAAGCTGAAAATGATGTAAAACAAAAAGAAGCTGACTCTCTACGAGATTACCAGTTAGGTATTGCTAAGCTGGAGGCAGACCGTGGAAAGGTTAAATAAAGCATTAGAGACAGCAAGAGCTGCGAGCACGCTACATAAGCTGCTTGATAAGTTCTTCACTGTTCAAGTAATAGAGACAATAGAAGCAATGAAAACATGTGCACACGAGGAGCTCCTCGACAACCGTGCATATCTCTTGGCCATAACAAAACTCGAGAAAGAACTTGACGAGTACACTAATGAGTACAATCTCTTAGCAGCAAGGAGTGAGCATGCCAGAAACAGAAGTTGATCCAATGGATATGAGTACAGAAGAATACGAGAAAAGTGTGTCAGGCTTATTAGGTGTTGAGCCTGAGCCCGAGCCTGAGCCCAAGCCCGAGCCTGAAGCCGAGCCTGAAGCCGAGCCTGAAGCCGAGCCTGAAGCCGAGCCTGAAGCCGAGCCTGAAGCCGAGCCTGAGCAGTTGTTTGAGATTATGTACAAAGGTGAAAAACATAATCTGACAAGAGCTAAGATGACTGAACTGGCGCAGAAAGGCTTCAGTTACCACACTGACATGAATCGTATTGCACCTCATAAAAAGCTGGTAACTCTAATCGAGAGTGACCCAGAAATAGGTAAGCTCGTTAATGACCATGTTGCTGAACGTGTAAAGCCTAAGACGTCTAAACTTGCGGACTTTGATACCGAGGAAGCTTGGCTCGAAGATAACCTTGTAAGACGTCAAAAGGCTCAGCAGTACAAGCAGGTTGCACCAGTCTCACCTGGCCAGGAGATAATTGAATTCTTTAAAACGAAAGACCCTGAAAACTACGAAAAGGTTCTGTCAGTTTTAGGGGAACACGCAAACAACCTCACAGTAACTGAGTATGAAAAGATTAACAGGGACATAAACAAGCTGGAAGAGTTTTATGATACTGTTAAAGCAAAGGTACTTACGACAAGCTCTAAGCCTAAGCAAACTTTTCGTGCAAGGTCTGGCGGAGGTGCTCCACCTCGGCAATCAAAATCAGATAAAAGTGCTTGGGAGTTATCTTCCAAAGACTTTGATAAACTTGTAAGTAAAGTGAAAGGATATTAATCATGGCTTCAATCAATCCTGCAACAAACCCGGTTAATGCTACTGGGACAGCGGATCAGACAATAAATATTCAGGGTCATTATGATCGTAATCTCCTTGAGCGTGCGATACCTGTTCTGCTCTATGGTAAGTTTGGGCAGTCAAGACCACTGCCAAAGAACTCTGGAGATCGCATCACCTTCAGAAGGTATGCCTCCCTGGCCGTTAACACAACTCCCCTCACTGAGGGTGTAACTCCGGCTGGTAAGGTTCTTTCATCTTCAGAGATCTATGCTACAATCGCGCAGTATGGTGATTATATCATGATCACTGATAAGCTTCTTGACTTGGGCCTTGACCCTATTCTCATGGAAGCTGGAGATCTTCTTGGCGAGCAGGCAGGTCTTACCATTGATACTCTCCACAGGAACATCCTTCTTGCTGGTACAACTGTACGGTACGCTGATGGCGTGGCTACAAGGTTGCTGACAGCAAAACCCGTTCAGCTCAAAGATGTACAGTCCATTGTCAGAGGCCTTGAAAAGAGAAATGCAAAGCCCATTCGTGAGCAAGTTAACGCGGGTGTTAAGGTTTCAACTACTCCACTTCGTGCGGCTTTCATCGGTATCACACATACAGATTGCAGGCAGGACTGGGAAGCTCTCACAGGCTTCACTCCTGTTGAGCAGTATGCTTCGCAGACTGAAGTAATGGATACCGAGATTGGTGAGATCAAAGGAATCCGATTGATCACAACCACGAATGCCGGTCTTGTACCTGATGCAGGTGCTGTCAAAGGTACGAACGTTTCAACTTCAGGAACAAACCTGGATATCTACCAGACCCTCATCCTGGCCAGGAATGCTTTTGGTATTGTGCCTTTGCAGAAAGGTGGTATCGAAAACATTATCAAGAAAGCTCAGAACTCCGGTACCAGTGATGCTCTCAACCAGAGAAACACTTCAGGATGGAAAGCCTACACAACACTGAAGATTCTCAATGATGACTTTCTCGTACGTTACGAACACGCTGTATCCGCACTGTAAACCTTCTTAAACAGGCCCTCTACTTGAGGGCCTTGGAGAACTAAATTATGGCAGACCAGAAAGCACCTGCAGCAGTACAAGCAGAGGAACCTAACACAGACCCACGACAGATCTTCAAGAGGGTTGTTGTTAACAGGCTTAATGTTGATGAGAAGAATCAGAACCTTGAAATAGTCGTAAATGACATGGGTGACGTAAATGGCAGGGCAGCATTCTTTCCTGGCCAGGAAGTAACACTTTCAATGGTTCAGATTAGCATTCTCAAAGATGCTGTTGAGCGTAATCGAATTGACATTCCTGCAGAGTCTGGGATCTACAGTAGCAGTAATCCTCGTGAAGAGGCTATGCGGCAATTCCCAGGCTTTAGGATCATGAAAAACTCTGCATCAGGTGAGCTGTACGCAGAAAGTCACCGACCGAACTACTCAATCGTAGAGGTTGGTAGTATCCTCTAAGGAGTAACATGGGAACTCTATTAGACACATTCACGAGTACTCGTTTGCGTGTTAAAGATCAATACAAGAATGAGTTCACTGATTCAGACTTGCTAGACTTGACCAATGAAATACTCGATCAAGTCTTTGAAGAGCTTCGTCGGTTAGAGTCAAACCTGGTATTAGAGCCTTCCTCGATAACTACTGAGGAAGGCGTTGATACTTATGCGCTAGGTAATGTGAAAAACATAACAGATGGCAGTGTATGGATTGCAGATATAGCAACTCCTTTACAGTTAGTAGTAGAGCCTGTTGAAACTGAATTAGCAAACATACCCCGCTTCTTCGCGTTAACAGGGGATGGCCAAGTAAAATTTTATCCTACTCCTAATGCAGTGTACACTGTTAATTTCATGTTCCCTAATAGTTTTGTTGCACCAACTTTAGCCACTTTGGATACTTATGATTTTCCTTGGCTGGGCCTGTGGAACCGTGCGATACTGCGGTCTCTGGTGCTAGAGTGCTTGACAATTTTAGAAAGGAATCTAGGTGTAGCCATAGCGCAAGCTGAAAATGCATGGACTGAAGCAGCCTTGGTTACGTACTCCCACGGAAGAATACGCCGTACAAACAGAGGAAGGCTATTCTATGGGATCTAAATTTGAAAGTATAGCACGACAAGCGAGGCCTGCTGCAGCTATCGAGAATGTATCGTTTCTCGGGTTTCCTCAAGGCCTTTGCACAGTTGTACCAGCCTCGATGGTACAAGACACTGAGTTAGTAGAATGTATAAACCTGCAAGTAAATAGAGGTGGGCAGCTACAAACTCGGGCAGGTATGAAAAAGCTAAACCACACATCTATTGGAAAAGTAATAACCTTAGCCTCTTGCAGTATAGAGGATAAGGTTGTTTATTTAGCGCAGTCTGTAGACAACTCAATTCGTAAGATAGACTTCACTGGAACAGCAACAGCCTTAGGAACAGCTGAAGGACCTGCGAGTATTGTAAGTTTTGGTGGCAAAGCTATGGTAGCTGATGGGGGGTACCTTAAGTACATAGATAGCACAGATGTACTTAAGTTAGCTTGGGATGGTGGAACCCCAGGGCTCTTTGATAACAGAGGAGACAGTATATCTGGTGCTATTAATTACACTGCTGCAGCAACAAACCAAGTTAATTTTACAACACCCTCCTGGCCAGTAGGATATACAATGCCACCAACTAAGCTTGAGATTAAAGTAGGCCGAGTTGGTACAGGTGGTACAGGTAACATAGTACTAAGTATCTACCGAACATCAGATAATGTACAAATGGCTTATGGTGCTTTAGAAGTGCAGGCTCCATTTGTTGCTCCGGACCCTGGAGACTTTGAAGTAGCAAACATGACAGTTGTGCATGAGCTAGCACCAAACACTGCTTATTATGTTCGTCTTGCTATGAGTACATACAATGTTGCAAACTATATTAAGTGGTATACTGGTGATAGTTCAGTACCTATTTGTGGTGTCTCACCTGGTCTTCCTCCAAAGTGTAGTAATCTTCTGGTCCATGATAGACGACTATGGGCCTATGGAGATGACACTAACAAAGGTACTCTGTTCTATAGTAACTTTGCGCCTTTCGATTGGTCAACAGCTGGTCAAGCAGGCTATTTAACTACACTTGATAATCATAAAGACACCTACCCTATTGGTTCAGTAGTGTCTTACTTTGGCACACTCTTTATTTTTGGAGCTGAAGAAACGCCCTATCTACTTCAGCTCTCTGGTACAGGCACTGACTTTGTGTTAACCGACTTAAGGCAACCCATCTGGTCAGCACCAAAGATGACAGCAGAAATACTTAATGATGTGTGGATGTTAAGTCGTGGAGGAGTATCAAGTCTTACAGGTGTTAATCTATACGGGGACGTACGAACGTATTCAGAGTCGGTAGCAATAGATGACCAGATAGAAAAGCTATGGACCTCTGAAGCTTACACAGGTTACTACATTGATCGTGGCCAGTTGTGGGTGGTATTAGGTGGCAAGATATTTGTTGCCCACACTAAAGCACCAACAGAAGGAATCAATAGGGTTCGCTATCCCTGGTCAGAATTTCAGTTTAACTTCGTCCCAACTTGTTTAGGCCAGTGGGACGATATTGTAGTAGGCGCAGAAGATGGTTTTGTCTATGCACCAAATGACTTGTTAACTAAAGATGATGGCCTGCCATTTTACATTAGCATGAAGACGAAGTATTTTCAGTCTTCATTCAGGTTGATAGACGTCTTAGAAGCACGTGTGCTTCTTGACTCTAGAACAGGTGTAAGTTATGACTTTGTGTGCTATAAAGATAATGACACTTTTGAAGAGACATATAGGTGGCAAGGAGCGTCTGCTCTACATGACGATGTAATAATTGATGATCTAGGTGACGCTGTTATAGATGACATGGATGTCATTATAGACCCAGCAGGTGTCCCCCTGGTCATACGCCTCGGTTTTAGGTGCTTCGCTTATCAGGTGCACTTAGATGATATTAAGATGATTGGTAAGCCTGCTTATATAGATGGTCTTACTATACGTTATAGACCTATGGAGGACTAATGGCTAAGCAAACGTGGGTAGGATCTGACAGAGTAAAACCAGTTCTGCTTGAAAAGATACCCTCTAACACAGATGAATTTTATGCTCATAAGATCGCAACAACAGGTGAGCACGGCATCAGTGGCACAATAGTAGGGACAACTGAAGTTCAGACGCTGACCAACAAAGTAATCAGTGCCACAAATAACACTCTCTCTGGTCTAAGGCATGGTGAAGAAGTTGATGACTTAACTGAAGGTGTGCATGGTATCACTGGCCAGGTTGTAGGAACTACAGACACACAGACTTTGACCAATAAAACTTTGGTTGATGTAGACATCCAGGGAGTTGTTGGCTTATCTGGTGATCTTGTCACAACTTCGGCTACACAGACATTGACCAATAAAACTATTCTCATAGTTGAGCCTATTCTACCTGAAGAGCCTGCTACAAAAAACTACGTTGACCAGATGGCCTTTAATGCAGTTCTACCTGATATGCCTGGGCACGAAGATACATTCTTACATACAGATGGCACAACTGCTCAGTGGGTAAAGACACCTAAAACAGCAGTATACTCCTTTACTAATTTAATATAGAGGACTTAAATATGTCTGAATCACCACAATTTGTTAGTACTCCAAAGATGGGTGTAGTAACAATCAATACAGCAAACACAGCACGAACGGGTACAGGCACGGTAGGAACTGTTTTTACAGCTGGAGCAAATGGTTCACGGATTGAAAAGATTATCATTTGCGCTCAAGCAACAACCACAGCAGGGAATATAAGATTGTTCCTTTACAATGGCACAGCTTATTTCCTATTTAAAGAGATCCCGGTAGTTGCCGTAACGCCTGCTGCAACCGTTCCGTCATTCTCTGCTGTGCTTTCTCAGGAGATTGAAACAACCTTGCCCTTGATCCTACCATCTGGTTACTCGTTGAGAGCCTCAACAGAAAAGGGAGAGTCATTTAACATCATCGCCATAGGGGGTGACTTTTAATGAACGGATCTAACTTAGGTTTCCCGACTGGCCCAAACAAGGCAGTAAGAATAGAACCCCCTGAATGGCTCAACTACAAAATGATCACCACCACAACTTCTGGAGAGGTGGTTCCCCAGAATGTTTTTCAGATGCTTGCTATGGTTTTTGGGGGTGGCGGCAATGGTAAGGACACTGGCTCTGGTGGTGGTGGAGGAGGTTTTGCTCAAGCCATAATTGACGTTGTTCCGGGTCAGTTACTGCCAACGATTACAATTGGGGGAGTAGCAGGGACATCATCGTTTGGTAACATACTCACTGCCACGGGTGGAACCACATCAACATCAACTGCAAGTGCAGCAGGTGGAACAGGCACGGCTATTGCTGGTTTGCGTAAAACGTTTACCGCTTCTGGTGGGGCATCTGGGGCTTCTACCAATACAGGTGGTGGTGGTAGTGGATCTCCATGGGGGAATGGTGGAAACTCAGGGGCTACTAATATTGCCGGCGGAGGGGGCTGGGGAGGATCTTCGGCGACAGCAACCCAATCCGGTGGTGGTGGACTAAAAAACAGTATTGGATCTTCAAGTGGTGGTGGAGGATCTACGTCTTCAAACTCTGCCACTATGGGTGGTGGACCTTTTGGTGCAGTCTCAGCGGGGACAGATATTCCAGCTACATCAGCAGGTGGTACAGGGAGTATCCTTGATATCCCATCCAAGAGGTTGGATGGTGGTGGTGGTTATTATGCATCCGTAGGTTCATCTGGTGGGCCTGGTGGAGGTGGCGGTGGGGGTGGTACTGGTGGTTCAGGAGGTCTTGGTGGCGGCGGAGGTGGTGGTGGTAGCTATGGGGGTGCTGGTGGATTAGGAGGAGGTGGAGGGGGTGGAGCATCTATGGGTGGTTCAGGAGGTCTTGGCGGTGGCGGAGGTGGTGGTCCTACTGCTGGTGTGGGTGGTATAGGTTTTGCACTTCTCTACTGGACGGAGGGATACTAATGAAATACACAAGGATAATAAACGACATCGCAGTGGATGTCCGCTCAGAGCACCCAGAAAACTGCTTTACACCCAACGTTGTGGCTGAGTTTGTGGAAGTTCCAGACGAGGTTGAAGACCATTGGATGCTCAAAGATGGCAAATGGGAAGCTCCTGTTATCCCTGAGCCAATCATTCAAAGGCCATTGATCCCTATCATATCACCCGTTGAGTTTAAGCTCCTGTTCACACCCATGGAGCGCATGGCAATCATTGCTGAACGAGCCAATGACTTGATCCTGAATGATCTTTTCTCAATCCTGGATGATGTCAGGTTGAAAGAGATCAATCTTAACCTCGAATCCAATGTTGCTCTTATGGATTATCTTGAGGGCAAAGGACTTATAACAGCTGATCGCAAAGCTGAAATAATGACAGGAGTCCTGAAGTAAGTGGATCATCCTGGCCAGGAAATATTCATGAGCAATGTTCTAGGGGACCGTAAGTTAAGACGACTTATAAGTCCCTTAGAATGTCTCATGCCTGACGGCACAACTGAGGTTATCCCAGTTAACTTTATCTGGGATGGCAACTCAACTCCTTGGTTTTTGCTACCCTTCTTCCCTAGGCACGAGTACCCTGCTGAATCCTGTAAGCATGATTATAGGTGCGGTAAAGCGCGAAATGCAGCAGAACGCAAATGGGCTGACCAAAGACTACGGGAAGAAGTAGGCGCATCAAGTAACAAACTAACGAAGACAGGCGTGTACACTATTGTACGCATAGGTGCTTACTTAGGTAGAGGGTCTAACTTCTAAAGGATATAATATGGCAACAGAACAAGATGTAATAGCAGCCTACCAGCGCATCTTTGGGTACGCACCAGATAGAGAAGGTCTATCTTACTGGGTAGGTCAACTTAACGACCCTAATTCAGGTATCACACTGGCCAACTTTGACACAACTTTGCAGACAGCCGCTACTGAGATTAAGAACAATGATGTTGCTACAGGTACGACCACAGCCACGGGGCCTACTGAAGATGTTAAGGCAGCCTACCAGCGCCTCTTTGGGTACGCTCCAGATCAGGCAGGACTAGAATACTGGGTTAAGCAAGTTAATGATCCAGCTTCTGGAGTAACACTAAATAACTTAGACACTGCTTTACAGAATGCAGCTACTGCGATTAAGAACAATGATGTTGCTACTGGCACAACTACACCAGTAGGGCCTGCTGCTGATCCAGTACCGACGACTACACCGACGACTACACCGACGACTGCAGACCCAGGGTACTTAGACTTATTCCAACCGACCTTGTACCCGACGACAGATAGCTCATCTGCCACCGTTGCAGAAAATGCTTCTAATAGTGTTAGCACGTCTGGCTCAGTGAACGCCTCTGATAGTGTGAGCACGTCAGGCTCAGTGAATGCCTCGAATAGTGCAAGCACATCTGGTTCTACAGAGCACTCTGAAAGTGACTCAGGTATTGCAAGTTGGTTCACAGACCCTCTTCTGCAGGGCTTACTTCCTACTCTGCAAGACTCTATTAAGAATCTCCCTGGCCAGGTTGATCAGTGGACAGATAAAAATTTAGCAGCTAGCAGAAGTGCATCAAAGAACTTACTTGACGGTCATCTTACTAGTGTGCTAGCTGACCTTGCAAAACGCGGATTAACAAGTAGTACAGTAGCAAGTGACACGATATCTACTGCAGCAGTAGATGCAGCTAAAGCACAGTCTGCTACTGACTTGGGTATCATGAGTAATGCAGATGCTATGAAAATCCAGATACCCGGTATCCTTGCAGATGTCGCTAATCTTGGAAATAGGTCGACCAGTGTATCTGATGGATCTTCATTTAGTAGCGCAATAAGTAATTCGTCTGGTTCGTCCTTTGGTGATTCAACAAGTACGTCAACAGGGTCCTCTTTTGGTGACTCAACAAGTACATCAACAGGGTCATCTTCTGGCCTGTCTTCAGGTACTTCAACAGACCCCCTGGCCCCTTATAATTTATACAGTCAACTTCTTTTAGGAATGATGTAGGAGGTATTATGCCAAGTGATGGTGGGCATTCAAATAATAGCAATGGCGATCCAGATAGCGGAAGCAATGGGTCTGGTGGTGGGGGAGATACAAGTGGTGGTATGTCTCCAGATGCTAGAGAAGGCTCTGAAGAAAGTGGGTATGGCCCTGGTGGGTCTGCTCCTGCAGGAGGCGAAGGTTTAGGAGAAGCTATATCAGAAGCAGTTAAAACCTTCACTACAAATTTACCCTCTAATATAGCAGACCTAGCTTATGGTGTAATTGCCAAAGCGGTGGATGGGTTGTCTTTCTCGAATGCTATAACAGGTATTGCCAACCTAGGTTCTAAGCTTGCTACTGGTGAAACGCTTGGCACTAAAGTGGCTAACGCAATAGCAGATGCTTTAGACCGAGGTATGAGTGAAGCAGATGCTGCAGCTGCAGGAGCTGCAGCAGCATCAGATGGCTTGCGTGGCGGAGATAGTGGTGGCTCAAACAATACTGAATTAATAGCATCACTTGACAAGATAGTAGCGGACCCTGCCGCTGCGTTAACAGCTACTCCTGCGGCGCCTACTGTTGGAACATGGGATGATTATGTATCTCAGTTCTTTGGTACTCCTGAAGGAATGCAGTCAGCTAAAGACATGCTACAAGGCCAAGCAGACTTCATAAAACAGCAGTACACAGATTGGCAGGTTAACAGAGGTCAGCCTCTAAATGACTACACAGCTGAAGTAGAAAAGCAAGGTGGCCTGCTCGATGATCTTATAGACCAGTCACGAGAAGGCACAGGACTATTCTCGCCAGTTAATTTTACCCTGGCCGGACAGCAGATTGCATTTGTTCCAAAGGCTCAGAGAGATCAAGCAAGTCAAATGGCTGAGCTCGGCCAGGCAGGTGTGTCCAATGCCGCAAATCTGTATGGCGCTCAAGCATCTGCTGCAGACGACACTCTTAAGAATAGCTTAGCTACCTCACCACAGTCAGCAGGTCTAGCGTATCTCGACCAGTTAAAAAGCTTAGCTACTACAGGAGAGTCTATAGACATAGCTCGTGATACTCTTACACAGTCTGGCAATGAAGCGGACGCTAAGATAGATGCTATGCAACCAGGCATCCTTGATTACATTAAAGGCATAGGCACTCTTTTCGCCTAAGGAGAAAATATGGTACAGTTTATGTCAGCTGCAACAGTGCAGAATCTGCCACAGTATCTGGCAGAAGATAGAGCCAGGAAAGAGCAGGAAGAGAATATCGCTATGGCTGCACAGCAGGCAGCACAGCAGGCCGCGATACGCCAAGAGGGCTACGCCCATGATGACTCTGCACGTAGAGAAGGTTATGCACGTGAGGATTCTCAACTGGCCAAGAAGGAAAGTAAAGAGGAAGCCCTTGCTGCACGTATGCGCAAACTGGGTAATGAGTTTATGGCTAAAGGTGACTACACTCCGCAGGGCTTAAAAGCTTTCGCTGAAAAGAATGAAATGTCAATGCCTGAAATGAAAGGCATGGTTGATATGGTTGTTGCCTTTAAAAAGATAAGTGCTAAAGACAAGAAGGCCCTTATAAACATCCGACCACAAGGTGCTAACTACACGGTGCGTACTGAGGATCAAGCAGGTCTGCAGTCCTTTGATAAACCAGAAGCAGCAGGTGGAGCTGGTGGAGCAGGTGGAGCAGATGAGCTGAGTAGCAAAGTTGCAGACTGGCAGAAGTATGCCAGTCAAACTCTCAAGTCTTCTCTAGGTTATACTGACCAAACAGGCTGGCCAGACAAAGCAAGCCAGAGGAAGTACGACACTGTGCTCGCTGAAACCGATCTAGGTATGGCAGGTAAACCAGGTACAGATGTTATCAAGGTGCTTAACAAAGAGATCAACCGATACGACGCTGCTACAAGTGCTGCAGATGAAGTTAAGAAGATCCCAGCAGATTCTCTACTGACTTCAAAGAATGACGCGAAGAAGGCTGTTGATAACGCTAAGGATGCTGGTGCTATCAATGCTGAGATAAAAGCTGAGTTGAAGAGAAAAGGATGGAATGACAAAGCCATTGAAACCATTCTGAGAGATGCAGACCCTGATAACCCACTAGGATTATAACATGAAACTAGATGACTTTAGACAGCAAAATCCGGCGTACGCGGATAAGACTTCCTGGCCAGATGATAAACTGGCTACAAGTCTCTATAAAAAATACTACTCTGACAAGATGTCTATTGGTGAGTTCACTAAATCAGTAGGCTTAACTAATACACTTGACGACAAGATGTCAAATGAGCAGTGGCAGCAAAAGTTTGATAAGCTATCTGAGAAAGATAAGATGGCTTATGGCGCTAGCATGGAGGCTAAGATAAAAGCAGGTGACTCTGAGGGTATGGAAGAACCTTGGGTGTCACCTGAAGCTGCAATGATGCCACTAGGTTATGGTGCAAGAGCTTTGATAGGCAAAGTAACAGGTAAAGCAATTAGTGCAGGAATGGCTTCTTGGGGACTGAAGAAGACAGCTACTGCAGTAGCTACTTCACTAGCAGCAGAGCCCATAGTAGGGCAGACCATGGAAGCAGTCGATGACAGCATGACTGAGGCAGGTGTGCCTGACTTAGTTAAGCTGCCTGTCAACTTAGCAACTGGTATAGTCACAGGCACACTTGCAGAGGCGGGTATCCGTTCATTAAGTTCCTCTGTTAAGCGGGCTCTCCTGGCCAAGGGGGAACAGATAACACCTGAAGCTGTCTTCAAATACCTTAAAGAGATTAAGGTAGATGACACAGGAGCAGAAGAAGTAATCAGTGATCTTATCAAGCAGCCTACAAAACCTGCTAATATGAAAGAGGCAGTAGCTGCTATAACAAAAGCCAAGCAGGCTAAAGGTGTTAGTGCTGAAGTCCCTGAGATCAAGACCGAAGATGCAATTGCACCAGATGCTTTTAAAACTGAGATACCTAAAGCAGGTGAGCACTTACATGGCTCTGTCTTAGGAGCAGGTGCAGGTATCGGCCAGGATGAAGAAGGTAATATTACTATTCATCCTGGCCTGATGTTAGGTGGTGCTATTGCTGGTGGCTTTGCAGCACAGCAAGCAAGTAAGATGATTGGTGGCACACGCATGCCTGGCATTAAAGGAGGTGTCAAACATGATATCAAGGTCCGCAGAGAAGCTGCTCGTGTGTTAGCTGAACAAGAAGTAGACCCTAAACTGATCTTTCGTAAGACAGGTCTATGGCAAGCAGAGGACGGCCGGTGGCGTCATGAGATTGATGACTCTAAAGCTGTAATCAATATGCCTAAAGATTTGACAGATAAAACTTTAGGAGAGGTGCTTGATCACCCTAAACTATACGAGCACTACCCACAGCTTAAAGATGTAAAGATGTTTGATCTAACGTCAGCAGGCGTGCTAGGGGGCTTTGCTAAAGGGGATGACCCCCTTACAGATATAGGTATGATAGGTATCAATAAAAGAAGACTTAAAACAAATGAGACACTACTGCATGAAGTACAGCATGTTGTTCAATTTATTGAAGGTCATGCTGGTGGGGGCTCACCAAGTCTTGTTCTAGATTTAGACTATGATCAACGTATGCGCTCCAGATATTTAAAAGACTTACTGAAAACAGCGTCAAAAGAAGAAGCCCCTGCTTTACGCAAAGAACTTAAGAAGAATGAGAGACTTCGTGAGCGCTTCGGTATGAAAGCTCAAGGGGATAAAATTGATGAGATAGAAGCAAAGATCTCATCAATTGATGACGAGTATAATAGCGCCGCTGATAAGCTTCTAACGCACACTCCGGGGTCAGAGGAGTTTAATAAGCTGTCTAATCATGTAGAAACTTTACGGTTAGAAGCAGACCGTCTTAGCGAAGTACGCGACATTGCTACTGAGTTTCATAAAAGTAAAGCTTATGATGTCTATGTAAATATACTTGGCGAGCGAGAAGCAAATTTTACAGGTAACTTAGAACGTATGAAGATGACTGAAAAACTTCGTGCTCAGTCAATGCCAGTCTTTGAAAACTCGTTGCTCACTGCTAAGTTCATGGCGCACTCAGGTGTCTCTGCAACCACAGCAGTAACAGGTGGTGTGTACGCTGGAGTTGATTGGGAGGAGTTTGAAGAAACTGGCACTGTCAATATAGACCCAGACAAGATGTTAAAGGGAATGCTTATAGGTGCATCTGTAGGCATGGGAATAACGACTGCTCCTAAGCTTGCTTCACACTGGTCAAGCTTTGCTAAGAACAAGATAGTAGAGCCTTTGAAAGATATAGTTAATGGGGCTATAACAAATGAATCTGTGCGGTACCAGTTTGGTATGGGCCGCTCAGAAGAAGTCGTAGCAATGACTAAAGAGTTCAAACGTCAGTCTGAGTTAGTGCTACGTAAAGCTGTTTCTCTTGGCCAGGAGTTGAACACAATTGCGCCTAACTCTCTTAGCCAGAAACGCTTAGCGAAAGTACTAGAGGGTGGCATAACTACAAACCCCACCCTGGCCAAGAAGGCCAACCAAGTTCATGTTATGTTTAAGGACTTGAAAGAAGCGACCCGTGCGTTGAACCTTAGTATGTATTCACGCTTTGATAAACTCACTCGTAAGCAACGTACAGAACTGCGGACCATTATTAAAGACCCTAACACACCAGTTGCGGAAGTGCAGACAGCACAGTCAATGCTTAACAACTATTACCATACAGGCTCTGCTAAAGAGTACCTGCCTATATTTAACCCGCAGGTTGAAGGTCTCACTAAAGCAGATAAAAGCATCCTTGTTGACGAGATAAAAGCAATGCGTAAGAAATCTAGATTTGGTAATCCAGAAGGAGACCCTTTACTAGAAGACCAAATAGCACAGCTTGAGATCCTGCTGAAGAAAGGAACCAAGGCTAAGACAACTGCAGGAGTTATTACACTTGACCAGGGGTACTCTAATATGCGGCAAGATCTCCCTGCTTCTGTAACTCAAGCGTTTAACAATACTATTGGACCTGCTTACCGTGTGGCTAAAGGTTCGGCTGTTCAAGGGCTAGACGTTCTGAAAGCACAACTGCTTAAAGATGTAGAGTCGAACCCTGAATGGGTATGGCCAAAGAAAGGAACAGGCGCGGGCCCTACACCTGCAAACTTTACTAAGTTATACGGGGACGAGTGGGGTGTACTCAATGGCCGTCGTATTCGTAATGACGTACTCGGTGATCTGCAGAGCGTAATCGATACCCGTAATGGTTTCGAGCGCAACATGGATAAATATTTAGGATACTGGAAATATGGTAAGGCAATACTTAATCCTGCAACACATGCCCGTAATGCTGTATCAAATGCAGTACTTGCTTATTTTGGTGGTGTAGATCCTTCAGATGTGGGTGTGTATACTAAAGCAGCCAGTGCAATTAAAAATGGCAGAGAAGACAAGTTCTTTAAAGAGGCAGAAGGATGGGGGTTATACAACAACACTTTCATTGAATCAGATATATCTGCTGTGCGTGATGAACTTGACCAGTTAAGAGGAGCGAGTGAGTTAGCTACGTGGATCCGCAAAGTGGCATCTATACCTTCGACAATGTATGACCAGAGTGAACGATTTTTCAAGACAGCTGTTTTCATAAAGCAGCGCGAGGGTGGTGCTACAATAGACGAAGCTGCCAAACACGCTGAGAAGTACCTGTTTAACTACCAAGATATACCCCCAGTAGTTAGGCACTATAAAAGATGGGCTGCTCCGTTCGCAACGTATACTTACAAAGCCATCCCTCTCCTGGCCGAGACTGCGATTGTAAAGCCCTGGAAAGTCGGTGCTGTATTTGGTTCTATGTATGCTTTAACAGCACTAGCCCAAAGCAAGCTTGGGGTATCTGATGAAGAGGTTGCAGTAGACAAGGATCAAGTACTTATGGAGAAAGGGATAGGCCAAGTATTACTACCTTTTAAGAATGACCAGGGAGACAAGCTATACTTCGATGCAGAAGCCTTCATGCCTTGGAGTGGCGTTGGTGATACTTGGGGGCAGTCTAGAATAGGATTAGGTGACTGGCTGCCTAGTCATCCGCTCTTTACTATCTCTGCTGCTATCATGTCTAACAAAGAAGCTTTTACAGGCAAAGAGATAACTGATAAAGTTCTTGACAGCTCTGCACAAGTAGCAGGCAAGTACCTTGAATTTGCGTGGAAGCAGATTGGGCCATCTCTAGCACCAGGTGGATACGGATTTGACAAACTTATGACAGGCTTTAAGAACAGTATCCTTGGCCAGGAAGAAGAAGATTATGCAGGTAGGAAGAAAGACTTAGGTGGTGCAGTAGTGTCTGCTTTAATGGGCATTAAGTTAACACCTGCTAACCAAGAGAAGGTTGACCAGTTTGCTAGCATCCATTTGCGGCAGATTCAGAAAGCAGTTAGTGGGCAGAAGTCTGTTATATTGCGGAAAGTAAAGAGGAAGGAAATCACGGAGGAAGAAGCAGACAATCAAATGCAGGACTTACGGGCCCTGCAAATGAAGATTGTCGAAGAGCAGTTAAAGACGCTTAAGCAACAATAGTTAAGCAATAAATATAACTTCAACAGCCCTTTGTTTAAGGAGCTCTACTGCATCATTCATTTCTTTAAACCAGTGAGACTCAGGCTCTGGTGGTCTTGTAATAACTTTGATCACACCTGCTTGAATCATGCACGCTGCACATGAAAGACATGGGCAGCGTGTTACATACATCTTCTTGTGCTCTGCTGTCATACGTGCGGCCAGCAGAGCATTTACTTCTGCATGAATCGTACTACCACAAGCAGAAGGAGCGACTTCAACATGCTTCGGAAAACCATTAAAGCCTGTTGCTAAGATCCGGTTATCTAGTGAAGTAAGCACAGCACCTACTTTATGATTAGGATCCTTAGACCAGGTGGCTACGAGCTCTGCAACATCCATCATTCGCCTATGCCACTTATTTATTGCCATTAGACACACTCCTTAAGTAATCAAGTAACTTACGTTGGTTCATATTTTTCTGCGCTATTGCCCTGTAGACTTTCTCATCTACTGTTCCTCGTACTAACAAGTGGTGCACAGTCACTGCATTCTTCTGGCCCTGTCTATGAAGTCTTGCATTAAACTGTAAGTACTGCTCAAGACTCCACGTCATACCATACCAACAGATTGTGCAGCCACCAGACTGTAAGTTAACACCATGTGATATTGATGCTGGGTGACATATAAGGAGTGGTACATTACCTTTGTTCCACTCCTTAATGTATTGTGCCGCAACTTTAGCAGATGTTCCTCCTGCTATTATAGGAGCATCTGGGTACTTCTTACGTATGATCTCAAGCTCAAATTTAAATTGAATGGTTGCAAGTACCGGGCCAGGTGTGACCTCTACTAATTCTTGCAACGCTTTGAGCTTGAGATCATGGACAAACGTTGTGCCTCTTAGATGATCACCATTCTTATCTACCTCCGCTAATGGGTAATATAATCCACCTTGCAAGAATTGACGGAGCTTCATACTCAAACTGGCCTTATTAAATACTTCATGCTCTATTCCATTTAGTTCAAGATAGAAGCTCGTTTCAAGCTCCTTATACTGACTTTCAAGTTGCTTAGGTAGTTCAAGCTTAATCTCATTCTTAATCAGATTTGGTAGCTTTAAATGGTCCTTAGCGTCAAGCCTAAAAGTATAAGGTGCTACAGCTTTATATATCTCCTGGTCAGCTCCAGGTTTTAATGTCCACTTAAATGCTTCTTTAGTATACGTGAAATACTTATTACGGAAGTGCGTTATCCTTTCCCCTAAAGCAGCACCATCAGTTAGCCAGTAGTACTGAGACCACAGATCCTCTAATGAGTTGGGCGCTGGTGTGCCACTCAGTATGAGACGGTACTTTGGAAACACACTTCGTAAAGCCTTCAAGTACTTGAACCGCAGAGTATCAGATGACTTGATCATGGAACCTTCATCTATAACACATACCTCAAATGGCATAGGCTTCTTAGCTTTGACCAGAGAGACAAGATGTTTATAGATGAATGGCACTGTTTCGAAGTTAGATATGTACAGATCTGCTTTCCTCTTTAATGCTGCACCTTTATCTGCACCATGTATAACTTCAAAGTCAAAGTCAAAATTCCATTTTAAGATTTCCTCTGGCCAGGTGGTATGGATAGTTCTTACAGGCGCTATGATGAGAGCACGCTTCCCTATCTCCTTTAGAGCCATTAGAGTTGTTAGAGTTTTGCCTAGTCCCATATCCACTGCGTAGTACGCTCTAGTGTTAGCCAGCCAAAACTCTTTACCTCTTACCTGATACTCATGTGGTTCTAAATGTCCCATCGTATTCCTAGCATTTGTGGAGATCTCATTGAACCATGATTGGTAAGCTTCTTATACTGGCACTTCATCAGCTGCCCGAGATAAGCATCTTGGTTATCCCACATTTCTTTTCGTGCAGCCATGTCTATACCTGGTCCACCGCCTACCTTAACAGACACACCATTAAAGTCTACAACAAACCCACCAAGCATGCCTTTTAATTTGCCGAGACCTTCATATGCGCATACTACTTTACACTCACAAGTCTTGATAGGAACGCGCTTCATGTTTTCCCAGTGTTTGCCATGCCGATATAAAGCGTCAACACTCTTGTACACAACGCCTTCATGTTTAGCTGTCAACACTTTCTGGTAGAATGAATCAGCAGCTTCCTGGTTATGCAGAACGTGCACCTTGATAGGTTGCACATGTGTATTTGTCACTTGATCAAAGTAAGCTGCATGCCGCTGAGCGTACCCCTTATCTTCTGGCCGATCGAACACGTAGTAAACACAGTTAGGTGTTTCATTAAAGCTGCGGATATCACCATTCATAGTATAAAAGTTCTGGCCAGGAATAACAAGTTCGCCATCGAAGGGTACCGTATGATGTGCCATTTCACGCTCAAGTATGCCTAGTCCCCTGATGCGTGTCTGCTTCTTAGTCACTGCATTTGGGCGTGTGAAGAAGGCCTTCTCTATGGGGTCCCACCTACCAAAGATGCCATCCATTTTCACCTGACCAAGACAAGGGAACTTCATCTTGCTCTCATTGTACTCTTTCAGTTGCTGCACTTCATGTCTTTCAATCATCTGCCGTCCTCCCTTAAAGTTTCTGCTGACAAGAAGGGTAGCTTTAAACCCTTCGGCTTGACTCGGTTAATCATGTAGTCTACTTCTTCTTTTGTAGACACCCAGGTAGCTAGCTGTCCTTTCTCCCTTAAGCGCTCTAGCTCGCGCCACTGCGCAGGAGTAGGTTCCTTTCCTGGCCGTTTGCACTCAACAAACAATACAACTCTGTTGGGCAGCACACACAAGCGATCTGTAACTCCACGGTGTTGCTCAGACACAAACTTGTAAGCTGTGCCACCTATCTTTGCAATCTCGCGTACCAAGTACTTCTCAACTATCTTCTCTCGTGCTACACGCGGCACGACGTTTGCTATTGTAATACTCATAAAATGCACGCTCCATCTCTTTGGCTTTTATTTTATTGTACTTCTGCACTAGCCGTTCCATAATCATCTTGCGCTGGTAATACTGTATTTCATACGCAAGTCTTTTAAGGCACTCAACGGGATCTTCGATCTCTGCTAAGATAGGCTGAAACTTAACCCACCCTGACATCTCCTCAAAGAACTGCTTCTCTTCGTCATAGTTAAACACAGGCAACATCTCTTTAAAGTTCATTAGTCTTTTCTGTACCTCCGTGAAATATAACCTTCAGCCTTTAGTGGCAGGTCATGTCGGTACTCTTTGTTGACACAGAAATGCGTATTAAATCTCTCCATAAGAGTGTCATCAATGAGTGAGTCATGGATAACTGTGCCTACTTCATCATGCACACAAAGGATAAGCTCTGCTTCAGGCATCTTCGATTGTAGTTCAAGCATACCCTCGCACAGCACATCACGCGAACCGGCTTGTGTAACATTCTCTGTAATCAGACCAGGTGTTAACTCTTTGTTTGTCCACTGAAAAGTCTTTTGATCTTGGCCTTTGTAATAAACAGCAGGACCATATTTTCCCTGGCCAATATGAGGGTCCATATACATTAACGCTCGGCCAGAGGGTAACGTAATACGCAACCATGAGTGACCTACTTTGTCTTTAACTTTTGAACACTCACACCTGTTAGACTCGTACTTCTTACCAGGAAACTTTACAGCATTCATAACAGCATTAGCCAGTCTGTACCACATCTTTACTATGAGGTAGTACTTTTTACGGTAAGCATCAACAGCTATGCGCGCTTGGTTATCATCGATGAATACTCCATAAGTCTGAGCAGCTACTACAAACCTACGAAATGACATCCCGTAGCCACATCCGAGGATCAGCGCTTTACCAAGTTGTCTTTCAGACTTTGCAATATCTTCGACAGGCTTGTCATACAAGAAGGACGCCATATCTTTGTACTGGTCAAAGTCATTTCTAAATCCTTGAAGAGTTAACTCGTCACCAGCCAGCCACGCTAAGAACCTATTCTCTATAGATGAGTAATCAGAAACAATAAGACTTTGGCCCTGTGGTGCTTTGATCATAGGCCTTATAAGAGCTTTAGCCATTTCTACTGGGTCTTCCATAGGTTCACGATCTATGAACCGCTGTAGCCAGACCTCTGGTTCTTTAGTCTTCGCTCTTGGCAAGTTATGGTATTGAAAGCCTCTACCAGCCCACCGTCCTGTACCCGCGCCATGATAGTTAAGGTTCCCTTGTACCCTCCCACGATTCTGCATCTGCGCAATTGTAAGGAACTTCTTAACAGAACTCTTGCCAAGCTCTTGCCGCAGACGCAGTACTGAACGGACAACATCAGGCAAGTCATCCATAGCCAGAAATTCGGTAACTATTTCTGCAGATAAGTTAGGCATCTCAACACCTTGCTTAGCACAGAAAGCTTTTATCTTTTGTATCTGGCCAGGTGTAGTAACAAAACCGTTGGTCAACTCTGGTAGTATCTTTACCTGGCCTTCCATGTAAATCTTAAGGTATTTGATTATAGCATTACACTCCGCAGGGTCAACTGGCACACCTCGTTCGTTAATCTTATAAGTCATCTCCCATATCTGCTGCTCTTGTGGTGTGAGGTAATCGACAGGCAGTCTCTCCATAACCTCTGTCATGACATCTGTATCTACTATACAGTATTGCCCGAGATCTATAAAGTTCTGCGTTGTTGGATTACCACCAGGAATACAGCACTTCCGTATTAATACTTTACCTACTGCCATCTTCTCAGTAGCACAGCCTAACGCACGACCTGCATTCAGCAAGTTTTGTGGTAACTTGAAGCGCGCACAGAGGGCTTGAACGTCTACCCAGTTTTCAAGAGGAATGACAGGCAAGTCATATGCGTCCGCCATTAGCTTGTTCCACACGGTCAAGTCAAACGTTGCATTAAAAGCATAGGCTTTCCCCTGGCCAGAGGAACACAAGTCTGCTGCTACCTGTAGGTCTTCAGGGATATCTAACTTGTCTGTCCACAACTTAGTTTGTTCATCATTTATCTTGTATGACATACACAGTGGCCGGGTTGAAGAGTGATCTATATACTTGAACGCTCCGACCAGGTTGATATCTACTTCACTATATGTTTCAAAGTCAATCCTTAGTTTTAGCAAGGCCACCTCTTATAATTCTATGGTACGTTATATGGTCAGATCCGCACACAGGGCAAACTTGTAGGCCTTCGAAGAAGTCATAGGTTTGCAAGTCTTCTGCTAAGCCTGTCCAAAAGCAGTCCAAACAGATTAGTTCATTAGGGCCAATAGGGCCAATAGGGTCTATCGGTGCATTCATGATTACCACTTCTCCTTATATACGTCTTTACGTGCCCCCTGCCCCATGTTCTCAACAGCTACACATCCATGGTTAGGTATAAAGCTTTCTTCATTGCAGGTAGCCCCTCCAGCACCTACACTGCTATAGTAATTATGCGGTGCTGGCGCATCGATCTCTCTACCCCTGATTGCCCTGAATATATCTAAACGGAGCTGCCCACCTATCTTTGCATCCATGTTTGCCATGAGGGTTGCAAGGTTGTCTGCCTCTTCCTGGGTTAGTTCCAGAAGTACACTGTATTGTTTTGTTACTTTCATGGGAGCTCCTTATACGTATTATGTATTTATAGTGTCCAAATTAGCTCAAATTCATTACGAATTTGAGCTAATAGGGTTATACTTAAAAGTTAAGAAAGTTGAAATTTAGATAGCTTAAGCTATCCAGGATCTACTGTTTACTCAAGTCCTTCCTCTGTCGGGCTTGCCTCTTCAACTGCATAACCTGCGAAAGCATCAACGGCGTTCTGCTTGCCATCTAGGCGCTGGCCATCACGTACAACCATAAGACTGTTGAGGTACCAACCAATACCGCAGTTACCGCCATTCTTGTAGGCGAAGGCACTCAGGTCTGCACGAACGACACAACCAGAATACAGGATGCTCTCGTCCATTAGAGGCATTGCGTCGGGACCAACAATCTGGGGCCGATCTTTCTCACTACTTGAAGCATTGATAAACATCATGCCCTTATAGCAGGCATCCGTCTTTTCGCCAGAAGCCAGTTCAACATCACCATCACGAAGAGGCTGATACCTGAAGGTCGGAACCTTGCCACCCCATTTTTTCTCTTTGCCTTTCTCTTTGGCCTTGGCAATGTATGACTCGAGCAGCGCGATTCCTTTCTTGTCAGTCTTGGGAATCATCAACTGAATGGAATACTTCATGTCACCTGAAAGGTTTGGCTCTGCTTCAAATACTTTTACGAAGGACGCAATCATCTCTGGTGTTACGCTCATTTTGTTTCTCCTGTTTTAGTTTTATTGTATCCACTTGTTAGTCGTTCACTGTTCGTCTTTTGCTTCTGCTTTATCATCTGCTCTAAAGTTGCTCCACTCTGGCCAGGTTGAGCCCAACCAAGAGTTATCCACAAATTGAGGGCAAAGATAATTACATCTACTAACTCTTCTGCAGCTTTGTCTATATTGCAGGGTTGCCTATACGCAGGACGCCAAGGCTTCCATGGCAACTCCTGCAGGAACTCTGCAACTTCTATGTTCAGGGCAAGACAAGTATCACGTATGTACTGCATCCTACCTTCCTGGCCATCAAAGCTGTCAGGTCCATTGCCCAGAGCTATTTGATAGGCCAACTGGGTTGCTACAATCTGTTTCATACGCCCATGCACTCCGGTGCAATCAAGGATCCTTGATGACACTTACCTGTCATTATGCAGTCAGGCCCTACAAGTTTGAAAAGCTCGGGAAACCAAGCCTTGCAGATCTTTGAAAAGCCATCTGCAACAATCTGCATTTCCTCAACATTACGTTGGCAACGCCGTTGAATCAAGAAGTACATCATGTTACGGGCGTCAGCTGTGACGATCAAGTTTACTGCAGCTGCATTTGGCAAGACCTGCCGAGCTTCTTCTTTAGGAACTCCCTCGTGCATCAGATCAATGTAGGCCTTGTACGCTGCCGTGAAAGCAGTATCATAGATCTCCATCAAATGCTTTTGTGAACCAATAAGATCTTGATGGACTACACAAGGATAGTCTTTGGAGTCCTGGAAATGCTGACTTGAAGACGTAAATTTAAATGTGCGCTGGCGTGTGATCTGGGCCAGGAGAGATCTCGAGCAGCCACGTAGGTGAAGAGTTATATGGGCATGCTCCAGCGGGCTATGGTGCCCGGAGTTAACCAGAAACTCGATCAACTTTGCAGGATCTTCAGCACCCTCAGCAGGACACATAACTTGCGTCTGTCGTGCAGCCATGTGAACCAGCTTAGCAGGCTGCTGTGTTGAGCGTAGAACCTCGATAGTGATGTCTTCATATGTCTGAATTTTCATGTGCTTCCTCCCTGTTGTCTAACCGTTTCTGAACTACCTTGTTTTGGGTAATGTGCCACCGAAGAATGCTAAGGCACGCCATAGCATGATCGATGTGCAGCAACCCTGACTCTTTGTCGAACGCATAATTGATGTTGTTGGTTTTCAGTGCTCTGAGGTGCTCTCGCATGTGACGTTGATACGCTCCTACATACTCAGCAGCAGGAACCTTCTGCCATGAGTACTCTTCATAACCTTTATCCTGGCCATGAGTGAAGGCAAGCGCTATTCCGTGGATTGCTTCGGGGTCAACAAGATCATAGCGGACCTTGCCAGATGAGAATTTGTGCTCGTGTGCCATGTCGTATTTCCTTATTTACGTATTTAGTGTGAGCCACTCACTATGAGTGGCTCACGGTGCAGCCGTTATACCAGGTCGTCTGTGTCTTCGGTGGTGTCAGTATCTACCTCGTCAGGCGTTGTGTCAAGGGCTTCGAGGTCTGCCTCAGTAAGACCTTTGGCGGCGTCATCAAGGCAGAGCTGAGCAAGGCGGGCTTCAGCGGTGGTAATCGTCAAACGAAGCTGTACGATCTCGCTGTCACCAAAGTGCTCAGCTTTCTGCTGTGCAACTTCAAGAGCTTTGTTGCAACGCTCAAGTCTCTTCTCAGCCATCTTAAAGAGCTCAACCGGTGTCTTGGGTGTGGAGACCTTGCGGTCAACAGCCTTGGCTTTGCGGTCAGCAGTGATCTCTGCCCACTCTGCTTCTGTCACGATGGCAAAAGTGTCATCGTCATTCTTCACGGGGTATTTGCCCATGAGGCGCAGATAGGTAAAGTTTGTTGCAAGACTTGCAGATGAACACTCAGCGAGTTCCATCAAAGATTCTTTGGTAGCTCCGCCAGCCTGAATAGCCTCAAGTATAACAGTTCTTTTTGGTACTTTTACATCCAGAGTTTCAGTCATTTTAGACTCCTTTAAACATTAGGGTTTTGGTTGCTCTCACATTCACTTTTAAAAACATTATAGCACATTTTTAAACCAAAGTACACACTTATTTTGCGGCGTTTTCATTTTTGTTTTGCTGCGTTTTCATTTTGTATTTATTACAAAAATGCAGCAAAAGCCTGGGCTGCTTCAGCTCTATACGCTGCCCGTGGGTCTGTCTCAGGGACAAGTGTTGGTGCTCCAGGACTCACAGCAATGAGAGCCAAAAACTCTTCGTCCTTCTTCATTGTGCGAGTTAACTTCTCAGCTTTTGGTGGACTGAGAAACTTGCTCTCAAACAAGTCCTCAAAGCTAAATTCACCCTGGTCAGCTCTGGCCAGGAGAAACTCTCGAGCGGCTTCTTCGTTCTTCCATGATCGTGATGTGCGGCCACTGACTGCTTTGAAACCAGGAAAGCCTTTGCCTGAGCAGCACTGGTCAAGAGCGCGAGTCTTAAGATCCTTGATATAATATTCGAGCATCTTCGCGTCTCTCAGTAAGTGCGCAACGCGTTCATCTGTTATAGTGTCTTCACCTTGAGCATACATTGTAAATATCTCCTGTGCAGTCCGTGCTGCATATTCGTAGCGTGCTTTGCATTTGTGTTTAGCAAGGCACCATCTACACTGGTCAACGCCAGGGTGACAGGGTCCGTCAGTCTCTGTAGCAATAAGAGCAGGTCGCAGTATCTCTTCTCCCCACAGAATCAATTCTTGTGGAGTGTACTCCTGGCCATAGTAGTTGTTCAACCTAGGTTGCACCACATGAGTGACTATTCTGTCGTATGCTAGAAGTTCTACTAAGTCACCGACAGACCCAAGAGCATACGCCAAGAACTGCGGGTTATCTTTAACGTGCACCTCAATCCCCTGGCCGAACTTCCAATCAAGGATGTGTAAGGTCTTAGGGGTTTTAATACGCACGTCGGTCGTCCCGTAACAAGTTGGCATGTTGAGAAAGGCCAGGGAAGACTTCGCTTCTAACTCAACTGAGCAGACACCCTCAATAAAGGCTTCGATAAGTACGCCATGATAGTACTCAGCTGCGCCCTCACACGCTCTACGCTGCTCTCTGGTCAGTGGTTCTATTTTAGTGGACATCAGTGAGAGATTATCAGGTATAACTGGTACACCAAGATTGTGCCACGTGGCCAGGGTGTGCTCCATAACTTTATGAAGCATTGTACCCTCTTCTGCATACCCAGATGTCTCATTAAGTTCTCCCTCACATAGTCGTGCACTTTGTGGGCACGCTATTATGCGGTGCAACTGTGAGGGAGAATGTTTTGCATGTTCTTGTTCTTGTTCAGCCATTATAGTTCCTCATATTGGTCTTTAAGTATAGCCAGTGTTCGCCGTAGTTTGAGCTCTATGAGATCAAGTACATCTTTCATATCATCTTTATGCGTGAGCATAACTGCACGCTCACCAGTACTACATAAGTTTAGCCATATATCTGCTCTATTGCGCAGTACACATATGCTATCCAGTCGTCTTGTGTTGTCCTTGATATCGCGTTGTAAAGTATTTAGCAAGGCCAGTTGATTATCGTCCATTTACGAAATTCCTCACTTCAAAAGGGTTTTTAAAGTCTTTATTATGCTGCTGCATTTTATATGATGGCCATGGCCAGAAGAGCTTATATGATCGTGCGTTCCTTATATAATACAGTGCATAACGCTTTGGGCCATTTGAGTCGCCTTTAATTACAAGCATCGGCGCGCCAGTCTTGGCTATCCGTAAAGAACTATTAGGGATAACCAAGACTGCAGCTTCTAGGACGCTTGTAACAAGTCTTTCAGTAATCAATTTCCTGCCTTTCTAACAATGTCATGTAAGGCTTGAATCACATCAGAGATCTTGATGGACATGTTATCAACTACAGCGTCAGAGATCTCAATGCCATGTTCTTCTACAACATTAAATGGTATGAAGCGCTTCTCTTTAAGAAAGGCCGTAAGATCTACATACCTAAAACCTTTACACTCAAAAGGCACACTAAATTCGCGGATTGGCTGAGCAATATAGTTATCATAGTCCTGCTGAGCTTTTACTTTGAACTGCTCTTCAGTCCACCCTGCAAACTCTTCTCTCGAACGACTGTAAATAGGTATAACAAAGTCTTCTTTAGTTTTCCAAGAGATCTTTGGCTCATACTTCTGAAGCATCTTTAAATCTTCTTCATCACCTTCCGCGCAATACCTTAATTCAATTGTGTGCAATTTCTTAATCATGGTCGTCTCCTCGTTTTATTGGTTTTGTTTCGCACTCATTAAAAACATTATACTACAGTTCGCTATCAAAGTAAATACTTATTTTGCCTCTTATTAATTTTGTCTTTACTGCATTTTACTCTACTTCACTGAACGCACTCTCGTCTGGCGTGTGTCCTATAGCAGGAAATAGATAGTACTTCTCAGATTTAGAAATCTCCAGGACACCACGGAATACAAGTCTCTCAGCTTTTGAGATACTCTTAAAAGGCTGCACAATAGCATGTTTGCTTTGTGTGAATAACTCACAGTAAGAGATAGCTGCATAACGTAGACTACGGCGATCTATAATGTCATCTGGGAATCTATCGCGCATGAAGCGTAATAGTGGTGTAAGTGTCCAAGCATTTGGTTTGTTTTCTAAAGAGTAAGGATTGCCTTTGCGAACAACAAGTCCGCGTGCCCCTTTGTAGTCCTCGATATCGAGTGGTGTAGTTATAGGGTCACCAAAGATCTCCACAAGTAGAGCGTCAATACCCATAGATCCTTTAGACTCGCGGTTTATCTCCTCCACTTGTTGTCTCTCCTCAAATGACTGTTGCCAAGCTAGCTGGATAAGCTCATTAGGTTTCTCAGCTTTCCTCTTGGCCAGGAGAGCCTTTATCTCGGCATAGAGTTGTTGTTTGTCACAATCTTTAATAAGGTACGAATTACACGTCTTTACAGGGATCTGCCAGATCTTGCGAGTACCCATTGTACCAGTATACAGATCAGGTTTATTCGTGGTCCCTATGATCAGTGCTGTCCGTTGTCTGGACACAGGTGTGTTCATGTAGAGGTCACGATAGGTCACGATCTCCTGGTCAACAGAAGATTTAATCCGTTGTTCGTATCGTGGTATGAATAGTGTCTCGCATTCATTGATCACGAGGACAGCTCGTGTGCTGAGCAGTCGATCACGATCAGTCCCACCTGCTATAATGACGTCAGTAGTGGCCATACCCATATAATTCTTTAACTCAATAGGTAGTAGCCATTCAGCCCACGAAGACTTGTATGTGTGTTGTGGACCAGTTAAGACGAGCATAGCAGGGATCTTAGGATGATCTTCTGGCCAGTAGTGAATGCCAATCATTGATAACAAAGACTTTTCAATGTACGAATGGTACAATGGAGCATTGTGTTTCATGTGGTCTGCGTAGTCTATGGAATTGCAGACCACCTCAAGTCGAGACTCACCATCCCAAGGCTTCGAGTCTATCCAGTCACGAAAGGCATTCGTGGGATGTGCCGTCAGCATCAGCTGTCTACAAGCGGACCGAGCCTGCGCAGGCGACATAGACTGTTTATAGCGGTTCTGAAAGAAAGGTAACATCGCTACGTCAAGTGAGCCCGCGTCAAATGTAACGCTGCAACCTGGCTCAACATGGGTGCTATGATGCGGCCTGAACCACTTTGATATGGTCTCCTCTGGACCCTTGATACTGAAGCCACCTGACATAGTGTCACTCCAAACACTTAGTTCCTCATAATCCATAAGGTACAAGGCATTTTGGATTGAGCCCATGTCAGGTAACAGAGCCTTGCCGACAAGAACTGGAAAGTCCAAGATAGCCCCTCTGGCCAGTGTGAGCAAGACTTTATAAGTCGCGGTAGCAGTGTCAAGAAAGAACTTGGTCTGTGTAGACGCAAGAAGACTGCGGTATTTTGTTTGGACGTCCTCTATCGAGACAAAGTCTGGATCACGGGAAGACCAATTGACAAATAAGGCCTCAGTGGCTTCCCCGATGTCGCTTATGTCTGTTGTGCCAGTTGTCCCTGTGGTGTCTGCCCCAGTTGCCTGCAACATAAGACTTGTGTGGGCACACGCTTGGCCGACGAGTACCCAATATTCATAATTAGTAGAAGGCTGAGAATGTTTCAACGTCTTACAGGCCTTCTTAGCCAGATGGTTAAAAGTTGATGGTACATCCTGAAGCACTCGTTCCAAGTCTGTAAGAGTAGGCACATAGGCTTGCATCTTAAGCCCAGTTCGTATATCGACAATAGGTGCCACCTGTGTGGCTAACGAACTGGGAACTGGATCGCCTATCAGCATGACCAGTGTGTCATAGTCAATAGTGGAAATGGTTTGAGTTGACGTTGAGGTGTTATATGTGTTAGGGGTAAATGTTAAGAAACTGCTATCCCAACGCCAATCACCATTAAACAGAGCGCCATCTGCTTGTCTGCACGCCCGCTGTTTCATGTTAAGAGAATTAACCTTGGCGACTGCAATTGGGTCAAGCTTGTAAATGAGATGCAGGCCATTACCAGAAGGTGAGTAATGTGCATGCGTGGGGTTGTTATTAAGGAAAAACAAGAGTTCAGGTGGAATCTCTGTAGTAGCGTTCTGGCTCTTCCCTGTAGGGTCAACGTCGACATCAATGCCAATATACGGATCATCTTTAGTGAAAAGAAATCCGTAGTTAGGAGATAGTGTAGACCTGCTAGCCATCTCTATTGCCTTGGCCAAGATAACACCTTTACCTTGACCAGGAGAATAATGAGGACGTTTTCCGTGATTATCACTAAGACAATCGGTCCACTGCTCTAAAGCAGCCATTGTTAACATGTTAGGCCTTCTGCTGCTATGTTGTTACTGGTGTTGGCGTGTTGAGCAAGTAAGGTTGATAGGCTAAGGGGCGGTGTACATTTATACCTATCAGCCTTGAACCGTTTATAGTAATAATAAATCCTTTGCCTTGATACGTTAAGATAACGTGCTACTTCAGGTGCAGGAATATTATTGGCGTACCCTATCTTGACAACATACAATTGGTCATCAGTTAATTCGGTGGGTCTACCAAGTCCGCATTTCATGCTGTTTCCTCCTCTCTGTGTATTTGTTGGTGCCAACGCATACCTGTTGATGTGTTTAAGTCTTTAAGCTCTCTGGCTTGACGCCGACGGACTTCATCCATTTCATTCCAAAACTGGGTCTTACAGTCATGATACTTGTCAGTGTACCAGTTAGTACAAAACGTGTGAAGTTTGTTTCTCTTGATAAAAGTGGCACCGCATATAGGGCAAGTGCAAATACTTTTTACCTTTGAAAGCTTATTTAACTCGTACCATTCACGGGCTTGTTGTTGGAACTCATGTCGGTTAATAGAGGTCATCTGTCCCTCCAAGCAGCTTCAAAAGCATCTTCGAAACTATTGTCTGCGCTGGCGCTGTTGGTAAGATACTTATCATGTGTTTCAGCAGTAATGGTTGAGCTGTTATCCAGGTCAAAATCATCATAATCCAGGTCCATAAGCATTTAAGTGTTCCTTTGTTGTCAGTGCCACCTGGCCAGTGAGAGCGCCAAGAACGACATTTTTGGGTTATTGCTCATTGTGATAAGAGTATCACGTTTTAAGACAAAAGTAAACAAATACATTATTTGTATTTGTTAATAAAATCAAATACTTAAAAACTGGTAAACATAAGTACTTGATTTTGTTAACAAATTAATTTTGTATGACCTAAAATGACTTTATTAGTAAAATCAGCTAGTTACGTCAGTTTTGTAACGCGTTACAGAATTAAAAAAATACAGAATACTGTAACTAACTGAAATGATTACACTTTTTCACTTTTTTCTGTATTTTGTAAAATTGCGTTTTTCCCTATTATATATATATAATTATACCTTTTTACCTCATTTATACTATTATCTATTAATATTATTTTTTAAATATAAATACAAAATACAATAATATATATAACTATCTTAAATTACTATCTTTTTTAATCTGCGCATTCCCAAATCTGTACAGAATACGTATTATCTTATCCATTATTTGCAATACTAAAGCTGTATTCTGTGTTTCATAAAATACAGGATACCTTTTAAGTAACGACTTTAAATTCCGTATTATACAAAACTAAATTTCCAAACTTTTACAAAAACACAAAACTAAATCTCTTATGGTATTTGGCTAAATGCTGCCACTCTGGTCAACCAAATAGTGAAAATTCACAAAATTTCAAAGAGCGTTGTGGGGTTATAGGCTTCTCCCTGGTCAAGGAGAAGCCTTTGTTAGTTAGTTCAGCAATGCCCAGACAACCTGAGCGGCTATTATAGTGCTGCACAGTACCATCAATGTAACTGTAGCACTGTCTTGTAATCTTTGCTGCTCTGCCAGTCTTGCTCTTCTTAACTGACTGGACATGAGAATAGCCAAAGTAAGTCTTGCACGGTCTGTCTTATCCATCTATATATCCTCATCAAAAAGTTCAGCCACAACATACAGGACAACAGCTGCACCAACTATGCAGCCACAGATTACGCCAAGCAATAAATGCGTCATATTAACCTCTCCAGTATTTTAAACTGCTCAGTCAGTGTATCCAGGTTAACCCTGAGCTCATCTCTCATAAGGTAGATACGGGTACTCTCCTGGTCAGCACTATGTGTAATATTCAAGCACAGCTTTTCAATAATCTGGGTAGTTGAGTTGATCTCCTCAGCCACATATTTAATCTGTTGGATCTCCATGATACAAGACTCCTAAGTTAGTAAACTTTGATACTATCTATTATAGTTTCAAGGATCTCAATAGACAGTTTCAACTCTGATAGATGACTAGCCAGTTCAACTTTTAAAGATCTGATACTTTCATTTTGTCCTTCTGGCCGAGAATTATGGACTGCAGGATCTAGTTTTGGGTCTATATAATTGATACAGTCTATAGCCCGGCTAACCAGACAAATTTGTCTGGTTACCTTGGACATATAGTTGGCAGGAGGTAAAACTTGTTGGTGCTCTCTCATAATACTGACTCCTCTGTTAAGGGGTTTGATAATCTTACTTCATATCTGGAAAGATATACATCTTGGTTAGATACTTGATATGATAGTCAATCAAATCATTGAAGTCTTTATCAGTACCATCATCACCGAAAAGACATGGTAGTACAACGAAGACATACTTATTTCTAGGTCTATTGAGCCAGCCACCTGCATATGGCCGGATTCTTCAAGGTTATTCAAAGTATCCTTGACTATACCAGACATCTTTTCTGACCTGACACAGAGCTCTTCTTCCGTCTTAAGATCTTCCAACCTGGCCAGCACTTCTTTAATGTACTTTGACATAATTAGTTTTCCTTTAATAGTTTTTGTATTTTCATAATCAGACTCATGTTTTCACCTAGTCAGATAACAAAGTATTCAGTATAATAAATATATTAATAATCTTGACTGTCTAGGTCTTTCAGTACTACTCTTCTAATTTCAGGGTTGTGACATTGTTGATCCGGATACTATAAATCATGTGACCGTCTTTCCGGAGATAGGTTAACTGGCTGGATACATTCTTGCTATTAATACCCAGCTCTTTAGCTATAGCCTCTATTGTGCATATGCCAGATCTCAGGCACTTCAGTACCTGCTCTTTCCGGCCTTCACTTTTGCCAGTTGGGATATTCTTCTGGTCAGCCTGAAGCTTGATAATTATTTCAATCAGGTTGGCCTTATTCATATTAAACAGGTCTTTTGTATTTATCATTTTTAATATTCCTTTAATATTATAAATTAATTAATACAGTCAAGACTATTAATATATTTATTATACATAGCTTGTCTAGCCTATCAAATCTATCTTGCTTGGGTTTATATTATTTTATATCATATATCTTGGTTAAATATTTGACATGATAGTCAATCAAATCATTAAACTTCTCATCTTCATCTACAAAGACATGATAGAACAATGAAGACATGGATATCTTTAGATCTATAGTGCCAGTACTTTGCATATCATCATATTCTTCATGGTTACTTATTCTAACCAGTGTGTCTCTAACTATGTCACTCATCTTTTCAAATTTATCTTCTTCATTCTTAAGAGCTACTAACTTGGCCAAAGTGTCTTTTACATATTTTGACATAATATTCTCTCTTATTTTATTAAACAAGATAGACTTGATAGACCAGACAAGCCTGTTATATTTATTAATATTCATTATTGTGCTAATTAAATAAATATAACTTGCAAATTTTCAAAGAGCTATAAATCTGGAATTAAATAAATAGATTAAATTATTTATTAATATATTATTTTTAATTCTGGATAAATTATATAATATTTTTTTTTAAAAGTAAATAATTATTTTATTTATTTTATAAACTACTGAATTTATTATAAAAAATTAATTTGCTTATATTATAATTATTACGCGCGCGACGCGATGTGCGCACGCACACGAGCGCAACGCGACGTGACGCACGCACACGAGCGATGTGCGCGTGACACACACGCAC